GGAGGGGGTTTCATTTGATGGGAAAGTTTGGTTGTAACTTTGTCCCAGAGGTCGACGGTGGTTTCAAGGCGGGGGTCGGTACCTTTCAGTACAGACGGTTCGGTTGTGTGGGGAGTGATAAGATCGAAAATTTCAGATTTCCTTAGCTGAGTGGTATCAGGTGTAAAAAGTGGGCGGGTGAGAGTGCCAACAATTTCCATTGATCCACGAACGTGGTTTGCACCACGTTCAGTGCTTTGGTAATCAAAAGTACAGTGGGGTTCACAAATTAAACGGTTAAGAGGAGCAGAAAAAAGGTGTTTATTTAAAAGGGTTTGATTAATTAAAATAAAAATACTTCGTTGGGAGGCGTTGTTGATTCCAACGTGAATTCCGAGAATGGGAGCTTGGTTGACTTGAGCATCCAATATCGGAGATCCACATTGACCTTTTCGTCCGAGGTAGTTGGCGTGAGCGACAGTTTGATTATACTCGCGCTTTCCTACGTCGTACGACGACTCTAAGAAAGAGTCAGCAACAGCGTTTTCCAAACGAACAGTGTTAGCGGGAAAATTAAAATCAGTAGCAATAATTCGGCGATTACTAATAGCGTAATCACCTTTCCAAAAATAATTAATAATATTACGGTGAAGATTAACAAAAGATTCAGGTACAGTAAATAAAACGGCATCGCAATCTCCAGATTCCTTGATGATAGGGACAATCTGAGAGCGAGAAAAAGGAAAAATAACAGGTTCAGAGCGATTAAAAAGACTAAGTTCTATGATGGTTCCATCGGGAACATATTCTCCAGTCGGAGAATATTTGTCAATGAAAAGATGTTCTACAGTGAGGATGGTAGTCCCAGCAACGAAAATGCCGGCTGTAGTCATGCGGCCAACAGTAATGTTGACAGCGTTCTTTTCAATGACACGCATCATATCAGAAATATTGTCACTAGCTTGAGGCTCATCGCTTTGAACGACGAACTTGGCAGGTGCAATTTTTCCTTTAGCGGTAGAAGATTGAGCAGAATTAGAAGGAGAGGAAGGAAAAAAGAAAGAAAATAAAAATTTAGCAACGGCAGCAATAAAAACAATTTTAGAAGTTAATGAAAAAATAAAATCAAAGGAAAAGACAGAATAATTGATATAATTAAGTTTGTGAGTTAATAAAAATAAATTAAAATGATTTTGAAGAGCAGGATCGGAATAAGAAAGGACAGGGATGTCTTTGGGATCAGATTGAGGAGTCCAAAGACCATTTTTCGACGTTAGAAGAGGCTTAAAGGTTGTTGGATAAGACTCTTCCATCGACGAAACACCTTTCTTACGGGTTTCTAAAAAGCGGTTAAAAGTGGTATATATAAATTCTTGAAGTTCAGTTAAATTTAAAGGGCCAGAAGGCCAAAAAGCAGAGGCAAAATTTCGGTCGTCATAAAGAGAGGAG